CTTCTACACCGGCAACGAGGTGAGCTTCGTGGCGATGCGCATCAAGCACTGGCTCGGGCAGGGATCTCTCGCGCTCGACGACAAAGGAATGGTCTGCGCGATCGGGCCGCGAAAGCAGTGCGTCGATCGCGCGTTCATCGCAGACAGAATCTTGAGGAGCACATGAAGAACCGGATCAAGCACATGGACCAGTTGGACCGAGAGAGCGCACTCGCCGTTTGGAAGGCGATCTGCCGCTACCTGCCGACCATCGCCGCCGAGACCATCGCGCTCGGCGACAAGCTCCGCGATGCGGAGATCATCATCGTCCCCGACAGCATGCGCGCAGCTGCCGAGCTGACCCGTGACGGCTTTGACGTGACGCCCGCGAACATCCGCCGCGTGGTCTTTCGTCGTGGCGGCTTCGGAGCGTGAGGAGCGGACTCCTCCGCCGCGCGATGGGCAGAGGGTCGCGCTGAAGGAGCCGGTCTACGTCTACGTCTATCCGAAGAGCGGACCCGGACGGTCGCATCGAGAGGACCTACTCGAAGCCCGAATCGGCCTGCTGACTGGCCACGTGTACCGCGCCCGAACCGGCGATCAGGCGTTCGTCATCGATCGCTACTACGTCGTCGAGTTGGACGACGGAACTACGCTCGAGGAGGTAGAACTCGTCGAGTTCTGCGTGTTTCTCAATGGAGGAGATCAATGAGCAGACCGCCGACTTACACCGAACTCGTGCGTCGCGTGAACGAGCTCGAGGGAACCGAGCGTGATTGGGCCACGCTGAACGAGCGCCTGCTCGCCGTCGAAGCGACGCTCGACGCGTTGATCGGCACCGAGCTGGCTGAGGAGCCGCTCGTGGTCTACGAAGTTCGTCGCGCGATGCGCGATCTGAGAGGAGTCCTGAAGTGATGGACATCGTGTGGTACGCGCTCACCTGGATCGGCGTCATATCCGGCGTCTGGCAGCTGGTCACATGGGGGATGCGCCTCGCGGCGTACTACATCGACTGGCGAACGGAGATTCCGCGCCTGCGATCAGACAACGACAGGCTTCGCGCTCGCGTTCAACAGCTCGAGAGCAAGTCGATGCGAATCGCGCGAGGGGAGAAATACTGACGTGGCGATCTACCGCGGCGACAGGATGCCCACGCCTGAAGAGGCCGCCGAAGAGACGCTCTCGCAGATCGGCGATACGTGGTTCGGCGGACACCCGGACGTGCGTGTCGTCGAGCGACGCGAGTACCTGACGCACCTGCGCGACGCACTGACGAAGCGCATCGAGCAGCTCGGGCCGGACGAGGACGACGAATGACCGGCGCTGATCTCCGCGTGGGCGACCACTGGCACGGGGAGCTGATCATCAGTCTTTCACGGATGCAAGTTCCCGCGAAGGTGCTGCACGAATCTGTCGCGATCAAACACCCAGAGGGCCTTCCTGCCTGGAGCGCCGTCATCTCGTGCGCATGTACGAAGAGCCGCACGATTCCCGTCACCATCTTCCACGGCGAGGAGCTCCCATGACCCGCTACTTCTGCGAGCGATGCAGCGCGCAACAGGACAGCGAGCAGCCGCCCGCGGGATGGCAGCGATCAACGATGTGCGACGGCTGGACGTGCTTCGACTGCCTCGAGTTCATCCGCCAAGCATTCGCACGAGACGACGAGTACGACGATCTGTAGGAGGCCGCGATGTCCGAGAGAAACGAGCAAGCCGAAGCAACGATCTACGCCGCGGCATACGTCGCGTTCATGAGCATGGATCACGCGAGCAAGACGCATCCAGCAGCGCATCAGTTCGCGAACGAGGCGCTGCACCTCTGGCGAAAGTCCCGCGGACAGGCGCAGCCGAAGTCGAAGCAGCAGATGACCGCCGAGTACATGAAGGGCCGCGAAGACGAGCGAGAGTACCTCCTCGGTGAGCTCCAGAAAAAGGGCGCGAACCTCGTCCTGGAAGAGCACCTCGGGAGCGGGCCGGTCGAGAGCGCGGCTCCCACGAAAGAGCTCCTCAGCGACGTGATCGTGAAGATGGTGCGGAAGCTGAAGGCGCAGCTGGCGAAGGAACGCCGAACGTCCGACACGCACCCGGACACCATCATGTCGCAGGACAGCGTGTTCCGCACGAACGCCGTGATCAAAGAGTTGCTCGCGTACGTCCAGGCGAAGAAGGAGTGATCATGACCCCGAAACAACGAGCCGTGCTGGCGGCCGCAATCCGCGAAGCCCTCGAAGAGCTGCGCGAGGAGCAGGGCATCGCCTTCCAGTCCGAGTCCGACGAGAAGTTCGCGCTCGGCTACATCTACAAGACGGTCCATATCCGACTGTCCGCCGAAAAGGAGTGATCGTGAAGGACCGACGTCTCATCGTAATCGCTGATCGCGCGCTTTGTAACCATCGCGCGGGAAGCTCGATCAATCAAGGTCGCGACTGGCGGAACTACTGCAATCACCCGAAGCGCAAGAACAGGCGCGACAACGACTGCGTCAACGGCGACGGCTTCCCGGCCGAATGTCCACTCGAGAAGGCGCCAGCGCGCATCAAGCGAGAGAAGTGCGCCGACTGTGGCTGCGAGCTCGCGCAGGAGTTCGGCGGACTCGAACTTCACAAGCCTGACTGCGAGAACTTCCCGTTCTGATCAAGGAGAACACGATGTCCAAGAGTAAGGAAGAACTGTCGGTCGGGGAGAACATGAAGGCGCTGATCAAGCAGGCCATCACAGCGACGAGTCGTGAACGCGTCATCGCGGCCCTCGACAAGCTGATCGAGGGAAAAGCGCCCGCGCGAGCTACGATTTACACGATCATGGTCAAGAAGACGTGGACGTGCTGGAAGAAGGGCCAGTTCGTGTCGCTCTTCTTCCAACATCCCGTCGGCCAGCAAGAGATCACCAGCGCGACGCCCTTCACGTCGGACATCAGTCAGGCGCGGGAGATGCTCAGGTACGCGCGACGCTTCATCGACCGAGACGACCTGTTCGAAATCGTCCCTTTCGAGGCAGAGCTCACGGTGAAGAAACAGGCGAAGCGAGCGTCTCGAAAGGTCAAGCCGAAGAAGGCTGGACGTTAGATCGCACGCTCAAGCGTCAAGAACGTGCGCATCGAGAGCGGATCGTGTACGTTTCGGAGGAGCACATGAGAAGGCCGATTACTCAACAAATCTACGATGGTCTGGTGGCGGGATACCGCGAAAGTCCAGGAAACGCGTCGCACGCTGCGAAGATCGCTGGCTGTGATCGCAGAATGGCGAAGCGCGGATGGGACACCGGATGGATCTACATGAAGGACAAGAAGGGGAACACGAAGTATCCGTGGGCTCCGCCGATCAGGGACCTCCTGATGCGGGAACGCGGCGAAGCCCGCGCGAAAGCGCTCGAAGCTGAAGCGCTGATCAGGCAGCAAGACGCGGCGAAGCGGAAGGAACAGCGGGACGCGGCGATCAAGACCATCGCGGACGAGAGTCGCGGCGTCAGCTTCGCCCGAGCGAACGCCATCGGTCTTTCGCGCATCGTCGGATCAACCATCGTCGCTGCGATGCCCGTCGTCGAGCGGCTGAAGGCGTCCCTCGAGACGTCCACGCTCGATCCCAAGTCCACGATGCGCATCCTTTCCTCGATCAGCTACATGCTGCGACAGTCGAACGAGGCGATCAGGCTGGCCATCGAGCTGGAACGGACGCGCGTCGGCGATCCGAACTCGGTGCTCACTGACAATCCCGGCCTGGACAACGTCACGCCTCAGGAAGCGGCGAACGAGCTGTCGCGGCTGGAACGCTCCCTCGAGCGAGCGAAGAAGCTCGGCCTCGTGGTGATGGAAGGCGGCGACGCCCTGCCAGAGACGGCCGAGGGTTGATCGTGGAGGTCATGAGCGACACCGTCGTGCGCTACGAACGCGGAGTTCGGTGCATCCGCGTCGATTGTGCGTTCGCGTTCACGCCCATATCCGTGATCCGCAATCTAGTTGATCTCGGTTGGCTCGTTTCGCTCGGCGCCGCCAAGGAAGGGCCCGACGAGGGGATCGAGGTCATCGTGCCGATCGAGGGCGTGGACGCGCAGACCATCCTCGACGCACGACGTCGTGCTGAGGGCCTACTGATGCCTGATCGGTCTCTCGCGTTGTTCCTACTCGCAGCCGATCTCGGCTTCAAGACGTTCTGGATCCAGTGGTATCACCATCCCGAGCGGCGATTCCGCGGATCGTGGATCTGGCACGGCGTCCTCGGGGACCAGGACTACGGCGAGCAGCGCGATGTGACGCAGGATGCATCGCGCGAGCTGACCTACGCTCGCTTGATCGCCGACTTGGAGGGCCTGCTCCCTGCGATTGCGGTAGGCGAGCAGATCGTGAAGGAGGGCTGATGGAGCTTGTCGAGATGCGCTTCGGAGCCGGTTCTGGGCCAAGCTATAAGACTTGGTGGCGCATCAAAGTTCATCCTTTGATTGCTAAGTGCGGCTTCGGCGAGATCACGAAAATGCGAAATATGGGGCTGCTCGCGTCGTCCGGCTTCGAAGACGGCGACATGGAGATCTTGCTGCCCGCAGGTGGTAACGATCCTCAGTCTGTGATCGACGCCTACAAAGTTCTTTTGGAGCTGAGCGCCGACAGCGTGCGCTAGCATGACCGGGCGTATCCGTCGTGGAGATCGCAGTGGCAGAGAGGATCGTGCGTGTGACCGAGAATGGCCCTCGTTGAGCAGCGATACGGTCGAGGATCAGGCGGCGCCGGATACACGACGTGGGCCATCATGATCGACGCGCTGCTCCTTCCGCTCGGCTACGACAGGATCGTGCTGCTGATGCGCGAGGGCTTGCTCGTGACGAAAGGCTTCACGGACACAGGCGCGGAGATCATTGTTCCGGCGCACGACCTCGATCCCGCGACGGTGATTGACGCGCACAAGGCGCTGATGGCGTTGGACCCGGACAGCGTGCGCGAGCGGGACCGGACGTACCCGACGTGGAGATCGCAGTTCAGACGCGACATGAAGCCTGAACCCATCGAATAGCGTGGTACAACTGGCGGATGAGTCTCGCAGCATGGGCCGCGCTGAACCCGATCGAAGCCCAAGACACGCTCCAGTCCTACCGCGCGATGCGCGCTCGTATCGCCCGCGAGGACGTGAACGAGTTCATCGAGTACGTGATCAAGGACGAACGCACGAACAAGTCGGTCGTGCAGGCGCCGCATCACGAAGAGTTCCACACGCTCGCCGACACGCACAAGCGCCTGATCATCTGGGGACACGTCGAGAGCGGCAAGACGCAGCAACTCGCAATCGGGCGCGTCCTCTGGGAGCTCGGCAGGAACCAGAACCTCCGCATCGCGGTCGTCAGCGCCACCCTCAGCCAGAGCCAGAAGCTCGTGCGCTCGATCCAAGCGTACATCGAGACGAGCCCCGAGCTGCACGACGTGTTCCCTGACTTGAAGCCGGGTTCCACCTGGAGCTCGCAGCTGCTCACGGTGAAGCGCACGAGCCGCGCGAAAGACCCGAGCCTTGTCGCCAGTCCCGTCACCGGACGAATCCTCGGCTCGCGTATCGACCTGCTGATCCTCGACGACGTCGTCACCTGGGACATCGCCAACAGTCCAGCCCAGCGACGCGACCTGAGCACGTGGCTCCACGGAACGGCCACTGGCCGTCTCACCGACGGCGCTCGCGTGTGGGTGCTCGGCAACGCGTTCCACCCCGAAGACCTGCTCCACGAGCTCGAGAAGAATCCCGTCTGGGCCGCTCGCCGATTCCCGGTGATCGACGCAGCTGGCCGCTCGCTCTGGCCCGACGTCTGGCCCGATCGCCGAATCGAAGAGCGCAGGCTCGAGCTCGCAGGCCAGCCGGACGAGTTCGCTCGCCAAATGCTTTGCGTGGCGCGCGACGATCAAGCGGCGCGGTTCAAGCGCGAGTGGATCGACTTCGCTCTGCGTCGCGGCGAGGGCAAGAAGTTCGCCTACGCGCTGAACGCGATCCCTCCAGGCTACCGTGTGTTCACGGGAGTGGACCTCGGTGTGCGCGCCAAGCGAGGAGCCGATCTGACGGTGCTCGTGTCCATCATCGTCCATCCCAACGAGGACCGAGAGATCTTGTGCATCGAGTCGGGCAACTGGAACGCGCGCATGATCGTCGACCGCATCGTCGACACGCATAGGCGCTTCGGTGGCGTCGTGATCGTCGAGAACAACGCGGCTCAGCAGTTCATCCTCGACATCACGAAGAGCGAGTCGGCCGTCCCCGTGAAGCCCTTCACGACGGGAGCGAACAAGGCGCACCCCGAGTTCGGCATCGAGTCGCTCGCCGCCGAGCTGGCCAACGGGAAGTGGATCTTCCCCGCGAAGAGCGCGCGTCCCGCCCACCCAGAGATCGCCGCTCTGTGCTCAGGTATGCTCTTCTACGATCCCAAGGCGCACACCGCCGATCACCTCATGGCCCTCTGGTTCGCGCGCGAAGGAGCCCGCATCCCCGGCAAGAAGCAGGGATCGGTCGGTCGCATCGACCTCATGTCGCGCTAAAGCGATCAGCTACGCGCAAGGCAACATCGTGGCCATCACGGTCAAAAACACTAACGTCATGTATGATCCAGAGCTCGGCTTGATCATGGCCCAGCTCTTTCGGTGCTCGAACGTCTGCGGCGTACATCGAGAGGATCGCGAGCACTTCTCGTTCTCGACGAAGCACGCCGACGCCCTCGTCTTGTTCGATCAGGGCAAGTTCCCGCGTAGACACGAAGAACGCGGATGGTACCGAGTCTTCGCGCGCGTTGACGACGTAGCGCTGGTCGTAGAGATTCTAACCGCCGTTGTAGCTGCTGACCGGATCGAGAATGCGTAACACGAACAAGATCCGCAAGCTCGCGCACTATCGCAAGCGACTGGAGCACGCGTCGCGCTTCTATCAGCACGCGAAGTGGCTCTCGCCCGCGCGCTCGATGGTCGTCGACTTGGCGCGGTTCGATGGGACAGCCGAGATCGACACCGAGCTGATCAGGGCAGGCGGATTCGAGCTCTACGGATACGCTCGCAAGTTCCGCGTCCCTACTGATCGCTTCGAAGCGTTCGTCGAGGCGCTCAAAGCAGCTGACGCGAGCGCGCGGATCGACGCTCCGCGAGCGAGGGTCACGTGGTGGAGTTCGCTCTGTTGATCGAGCGCTTGGAGGACGAATGACCAGCGTCCACGATCGATTCATCCCGTCGCAGATCCTCGTCGCTGACGTTCAGGGCGATGGTCCGTGGAAGATCACGCTCTTTCGTCACTTCGGGTTCGCGGCCAAGGACAGCGTCGACTACTCGATGCTCGAGGCGAGCTTCGTCGTCGAGGCTTGGTTCTCGAAGCTCCTTGTTGAAGTGGACGCCGATCGCCTGGACGAGTTCGAGGAGGCGCTGGACGCCACGACCGTCGCCTTCATGCTGACGCGCAGGTGGGTCCAGCGATGACCCGGCCGTTCGACGACTCATGGTGCCGACTCGAGGATCGGTGGTCCAAACCGGAACGCGAGCTGATCGACCGCGTGCGCTTCCACGAGTACGTGCGCACGATCTCAGTCGCCCACTTCTGGGCTGATCAATACGAGTTTCACGTACACGTCACGTTCAGGCGCGAGCTCGACGTCATGGGAATGCAGAACGTCAACAGCGCGAGCGTCTCGCTCGGGCCTGCGCTCGCTCAGCTCCTCGTCGAGCTCGACGCAGCGTACGTCGTGGAGCGCTGCCGATGACCGACTCCCTCAACGAGACCGAGCACTTGCTCGCGGCGTTCCACAGGATCAAGGCGAACAAGCTCTGCCGGATGATCGTGCGCGCTTCCGGCGATCGCGTGCGCGTTCGACTGTCGCGCGATCACGTCTTCCCGTACAATCCATCGGTCGACTACTCGCTGCTCGGCGCGTGGGAGTGCGCCGATAAGACGACAGGCTGGATCGAGTACCTCATTGCGTTCGCGGACATGGCTGACTTCGCCGAGTGCTTGGACGCGGTGTACGTCGCGCACATGCTGACGCGAACGTGGGCCCAGCGATGACCCGTCACACTTCGTTCGGGATCGGGCACACTGCGGCGCGCGCGCTGAAGAAGAACCCGCTCGTCAGGCGCACGACGGTTCACTCGGACTGGATCACGGTCGAGCTCTACAAGTTCGGGGTCGGGCCTCACGGCGCCGCCTATCCGGTGAACTACGAGCTGCTCACTGAGCTCGACATCAGAGACGTCTTCGACGGCTGGGTCGTGTTCGTGCCTGCGGGTGTAGTCGATCGTTTCGTCGAGGCCCTCGCTGCGACGCACGTCGTGCACTTCGCGAAGTGACGCATGATCACCGTAAAAGCGCCTCGTGCGCGCAAGGTAGTTTTGTGACCCACTCCTACGGGATAGAGATCGGCGCGATGGTGGATCGTCTTCGCGGCAAGACGGCGAGGTACTCCGGCGTGAACGACGCGTTCTGGCGCCCGAAGCCGCGGAACAGGATCATCGCGACGCTGACGGCAGACCGGACATTCACGCGACTGCTCGAGCTCACCGACATCGACTTCACGTACTCGGCGATCGAAGGAGTCAGTGGGAGCGTGTACTTCCCGGTGAACGCGGAGAACCTGGCCAAGCTGAACGAGCTGCTCGACGCGCAGGACGTGGTGCACGCCGCAAGAACGGGTCGCGTGTGACGCGCGAGGTCGTGAAGTTCGGGCCGACCGAGGAGCAGATGGCCGCGATGGATCGGTGCTGCAAGAACCCGTTGTCGCGCGAGCTCATGTGCACGGGCGACTACATCTCGGTCAAGGTGCGGACTGCGATCGCGGAGATCGCCTCGTTCCTCATGCGCCACGACTTCAGGCTGACGTCGGTGGTCAAAATCGACGGCTTCGAGTACCTGGAGCGCGACTACGTCCCGCGTGATCGATGGTCTGAGCTCGCCGATGTGCTTGATGCAGCCTGCGTCATTGGGGAGATCAGGAGATGAAGACCGCTAGCCCCTCGTCGCGAGCGAAGGTGACGCTGACTCCCGAGCAGTACGACGCGTTCGATCGAATCTGCGGCAGCGAGCTCGCTACCATGGAGACGACCAAGACGCTGCTGATCTGTCTGTCTGTTCGGTCGCGCAGCGCGCAAGTGATCACGTTCTTGCTGAAGCACGGATGGACGTTCACGGAACGCGACGGCTCGTACGAGGTCGTCTCGCTCGAGAACATCCCCGAAGAGCGTTGGATCAGCGTGGCCGACGTGCTCGACGCGGCCGTCGTGATCGAGACCTGCGCCCTGTGAACGCGAGCGCGCTACTCGGACGTCTACTAGGAATGGGCGGCATCGGCGGCAGTAAGCTCGGCATCGCCGATGCTTGGTTTTCTGCTCCGAGTCGTGCGCGTCCCACCGACGCTGAGATCAGCGTAGCGATCGTGCGAACTGGCGAGTTAGGCGAGTCCTTTCGCGCCATGGCCGTTGCGAGCGAGGCGTCGTGTTCTGAGCGATACGACGCGAGCTACGACACGATCATTATCTCTTTCGACGTATCGTCGTATGCGAACACCGAAGCTCTCGCCGCGCTACTCGACGCGGTTGAAGCCGCTAATGCGATCAGCCGGGATCAATGAACGCCCTCTTCAAGCGCGTGATCAGCCATCCGCTCGTGTGGACACGCGGGATCGCGAACCAGAGTGTCCGCGGCATGCACCGACGCAGCGGCTACGTGATCGTCAAGCTCTTGCCTGAGCTCCATCTCGAGCGCGAAGAGTTGGCCGCGCTGAACGAGATCGTGCCTGCGAATGTCGGTCAACGGCTGAACTACGAGCTCCACATCAGCTCGGGCCACCCGAACCTCGTCGAGCTTCTTGCGTTCCTCGACATGCTCGAGGTCGCGGTCACCATCAATCGTCGGACTCGGTGATCGTCTCAAGGCCCACTTCGTTCTCGCGCAGCGCATCCTGAAGGATCTCTCGCGTGCGCACGAAGCTCTGGGCCGACTTCACCTTCGACGTCGAGGCGCGCCTACCGCGCTCGGCGTAGCGGAGGAGCACCTCCATGGCGCGACGCTTGAGCTCGGGCTCGCTGCGGTCGGAGATGATGGCGGTCGCTTGCTCGACCGCTTCCTCCCACGAGACCGGCATCTTCGCGTCCATTCGGGGAGCGTAGCAGGGCGGCTCGTCGCAGTGTATGCTCGCGCCCATGGCCATTTACACCGCAGTCGTCGCAGCGCCCGCAGCCTACCCCGCAGCGAACGCACCGTCGTTCGTGATCCCCTTCCAGCCGAAGCGGGTCACGTTCATCAACGAGGATGCCACGCTGGCGAATGCGGTGGACGTGAGCGCAGACGGCATGAACGACGCGACGCGCCTGACGCCCACGATCCCGAACAGCGCGGTCCAGACGCTCAATCAGACGAACTCGAACTGGTGGGTCAAGCGCGCAGCCGGAACTCCCAACGTCCGCATCGTCGCCGAGGATTGATCGATGAGCAGCGGAACCCCGAGCGATCCGTACGGCGCGTCGAACATCATCAACTCGTCGATCGGCACTCGAGCGGCGCAGGGTGGCGGTGACTCGCAAGATGGCGCGGTCAGTCCTGGCCTGAGCCCTCGTCAGCTCGAGCTCAATCGGTTCTGGGCCTTCTACCGCTGCGCGAACTACGAGCAGCGCAAGATCGACTGGAACGGCGGCTCGATCCTCGATCACACCGAGCACGAGGTCGTGGCAACGCAGGGGTTCGTTCCCGCCGGCTTCTACGAGGCGCCTGGCACGTTCCCCATCAAGTTCCGCCGGCCTCACGCTCCGTACTACCTGGCGAAGATCGTGGTCGATCGCTTCACCGGTCTGCTCTTCTCGCAGCGTCGGTCACCAGCGATCAAGGTCCCCGGCGACGAACTCACCGAGGCTTTCCTCGCCGCGCTGTCGAAGGCTGGCAAGCTGAACGCGGTGATGATCCACGCGCGCACCTATGGCGGCGCGATGGGCTCGACGGCGATCGGGTTCCAGCTCGTCAACGGACGTCCTCAGTTCGAGGTCCACGATCCGCGATGGACGACGCCCGACTTCGAGGATCGCTTCACGCAGACGCTCAACTCGCTCGAGAAGCGCTACCTCTACCCCGACTACCTGCGCGACCCTGAGACGGGCGGATGGATCCAGGGGTGGTTCTGGTACAGGCGCGTGATCGACAAGATGAGCGACACGGTGTGGCCTCGCGTGCCAGTGCAGGACGACGAGCCCGAGCCCGACTGGAACGCGTGGAAGAGCTCGAGGGTCGAGCACAACCTCGGTATCTGCCCCGTCGTGTGGGTGCAGAACGTGAAGATCGACGACGACGTGGACGGCGACCCGGACTGCCATGGCGTGTTCGACACGATCGAGCAGTACGACGCGCTCATGTCGCAGGCGCAGCGCGGCGTGATCGCCAACTGCGACCCCACGCTGGTCATGTCGACCGACAGCGAGCTGCCGGGGATCTCGAAGGGGAGCGACAACGCGATCAAGGTGGAGAAGGGCGGCTCGGCCAACTACCTCGAGATCGCTGGCTCTGGGCCGTCTGCAGCGCGCGAGCTGGCCAAGGAACTGCGCGACCGTGCGTTCGAGGTAGCGGCGTGCGTGCCAGAGCCGACCACGCAAGGCACGCAGATGACGGCAACCGAGGTGGTGACGCGCCTTGGCCGCATGATCGAGCGAGCGGACATCCTGCGCGACCAGTACGGCGAGGCGCAGATTCGTCTGCTCGAGATCGCGCTCCACGTGTGCCGCATGTCGATGGGGAAGCGCATCGTCCGGGAACAGCGCCCGGACGGGACGGTGATGCCGACCATCGTCGTCGGGCAGATCAAGCTCCCTCCGCGCATCGTCGACGGGAAGGCTGTCCCGCACGTGCTCGGGCCGAGCGACTACATCGAGCTCGCGTGGCCGCCGTACTTCGAGCCGACGCTGGACGACATCAGCAAGGCGACGACGGCCGTTTCGACGGCGCTCACGTCCGGTTCGATCGATCGCGCGACGGCTGCGAACTTCCTCAAGAACTACCTGCCGATCACCGACGTGGAAGCGATGCTCACGAAGATCGAGGCCGAGCAGAAGGAGAAGGCTGCTCAGCTCGAGAACGAGATGATCGCTGAGTTGAAGCAGGCGGTCTAGTTCCGCCTGCACCTTTGAGCACGAAACAACGAGGCAGATCATGACGGTACGAAGCGAGTTCGCGGTTCACATGCTGAACGAGGTTGGGATCGCGCGGGCGAACCAGCTCGGCGAGGGCTTCAGCACCTTGCTCGACACGATCGAGTCGGTCGCCAACGTCAACGACGGGGGCATGCTCGGGCAGTCGGCTCCGGTCGCCAATCAGCGCGAGCTCGCGCTGGCGCGCACGAAGCTCCAGGAGGCGAGCTTCTGGGCGAAGCGCGCCATGGCGCTGAACCCGGCCAATCAGAAGGGTTGACCGGCGGTGAGTTGCCCGTTCTGCTTGATCGTCGAGAAGACGAAGCCCGCGAAGTTCGTAGAGGGGTACGACTTCGACGGGTTCGTGGCCTTCTTCGACAAGCGTCCGCAGCTGCGATCTCACGTGATCGTGTGCTCGAGAACGCACATCGAGGCAGAGCGGGCAACGACGCGCAAGAACACGGCGACGCGCCTGCTGATGGCGTCGTGGGAGGCCGCGCGCGTGCTGAAGCTGGACAAGCATCGGGTGATCGTGAACACTGGCCTCGGTCGTGTTCCGCACCTTCACGCGCACCTGATCAGCAAGGGTTGACATGAGCACTCGAATGATCATCGGCGGTCGCGCCGTCTTCTCCAACGTTCGAGTCGCCTCGCGCACCATGGAGAAGTTCGACCAGACGCCCGTCGTGCCGAACCTCGAGCCGGTGAAAGAGGTCGGTCGTCCGTTCAAGGACGAGGAGGACGATCTCTTCTATCGCGTCGTCGAGTACCTCGATCCTCGCGCGAACTGGATGCTCGCCGAGCAGATCATGAAGCGGTATCAGATCGGGCACGGAACGGTGCTCAAGCTGGCCAAGATGGGCGTGATCGACCCCGCGATGGAGCTCGCATCCCCGACGAAGCGCTACCGTGTGCGAGACGACGCGACGCTGAAGCGAGTGATCGCCGACATGAAGGCGAAGTTGCAGACCGTGAAGAAGGCGCGAGCCCCGCGCAAGAACCCCAACCCATGGGGCAAGGAGTAGGACATGCCGAGGCTTCGATTCAACGCAGACCGGACCACGATCAAGAACGCCGCTCAGATCAAGCAGGTCAACGTCCGCTGCCAGGACGCCATGATCGACATCACGTACGAGGTCGGCGCCTACGACGTGGGGACCGACACGTTCGTAGCGAGCGAGACGCGCTACATGACGCTCGCCTTCGCCGACTGCATCGCCGGGCTTCAGACCACGCTGAACAACATCCACACGCGGACGGTCAACCAGCTTCAGACGTCGCTCGCGCTTCCCGCAGGCACGGAGGAGTGATGTCGGACCTGAATCGCTACTCGGTCAAGATCGTGACGCCGACCATCCTCGACGTCGCGCGCTTCAACGAGATGATGGACAAGATCACCGCCGTCGTGGACGAGTACGCGCGCGTTCGCTCGATCCAGTTCGACAGCGGCGCGGCCTCGGTCGTGGAGCGTGAACGCTGGGACGAGACGCACGGCTAGCCTTGGCCGACTCGTTCGGCTACCCTCGGGGCATGACCCTGCATCGCACGAAGCTGTTCGGTGGCCGCGAGACGGCCGAGGAAGTCCACTCGAAGCTCGCGTTCCCGCACGATGCGAAGTGCACGGGATGCAAGACTCGAGCGGTGATGACGAGGATCTTGGTCCTCTGCCCGCTCGACGAGCTGAAGAAGCGCGATCCGATCATCGAGGAGCTGATGGTCGTCGATCCGCTCAAGTTCCATCAGCTCCTCGTGCAGACCAAGCACGGTCCTCACGTCAAGCTGTCCACCGTCTACGCGTGCCGTCGGTGCACTCCGGCGGCGGAGCGTGTCGCTGCCAAGGCGCCGAGCTGGATGATCGTCGACATCAATCGTGGCCCGTCTCCCGATCGTGCGGTGAGCGGAGCCGGCGGACTGAGCTGAAGGAGAACGATCATGGCGACCAAGAAGCGCGGAGCAGTTCATCGTGGAACGCGAGATGTCGTCCCGGCGCGATCGCCCGCGGCGACGCGTTCGCTTCGCGCGAGCGGAGGGCGCCCGGGAGGCGGAACCGCCGACGACGCGGCGAACGCGGCATCACACGCGTCACGTGCGTCACGGATGCGCGTGCTGGGAAACATCCCTGAAGCGCGCGCCGCGCACGGTGAAGCGGCGTTCTATCACCGAATGGCTGCCGATCGCGCGACGGCTGTCGGTGACCACGCGAGTGCTGCGGAACACTTGGCGTCTGCGGAGAGCCATCGTATCGCTGTGCGAACGGTCTCTCGCGACCACGATCCGATCGCGCCGCGGCGTGTGCCTGCGCCTCCGCCGGCCCCTCGAGCGCCGAGTCCTGAAGAGACTGCGAACGCCGCGCATCGTGCACTCCCGCCTCACGTCAGGCGCGCAGCTGACGATCTCTCGCGGATGGCGTCTGGTCCGTACACGAGCCTCGCGGAAGGACGCGCTTCGGGCATCTCGGGGAGCGCAGCTGCGGCGTCCTCTGCGGCTGACGAAGCCGCAGCTCACGCGACGCGGCGAATGGGCTCGGCACATCCGACGTCCGCTGCGGCCTCGGACGCACGCGAAGCGACGGCTCGCGCTCACGAGGCAGCCGCCGTCGTCGCGGCGCATCACGGTGATCACGCACGCGCGGACCATCACGCGAGGGCGGCAACGGCTGCTCGTGGCGGAACTCCCGTGTCGCACGGAGCGCCCGCGGCTCCACATCCGGCCGAGTCGATGGGCCTGCGCCACGGAGCGCCGAGCGGGTTCCACGCGGGTCCTGGGAAGACCCCCGACTCGTCGAACTTCCGATCGGGCAGCACGCACGGACTCGCGCGCGCGAGCGCGCACAAGGGCGGAACGGACTCGCACCGAACGACCGGCTGGGCTCGAGGCGGGGGCGACACGTCGCTCATGCACAACAAGGTCGTTCACGAGGGGCGAGCCGGTCAGCGCGTCGATCGCCACAACGAAGGCGGCATCAGCGGAGACCGCATTCGCAGGGATGACCACGGTCGCTTCGCGAGGAAGTGATCATGGCTACGAGGAAGGCAAATCCGCACGGGCTTCGGCACGGCGCACCGACCGGGCATGGAAGGTTCGCGCACAAATGAGCTTCGCACTCTGGCTGAATCAGCGGATCGCCGAGCAGCGAGGGGAGCACCTCGCGCCGCCTGGAGGATCGCAGACCTTCCGCGAGCTCGAGGCCAACGGGGCCGAGCTCACCGTCGTGGCTCGAGGCGACGCGTTCGACTGCTACCAGGGCAAGAAGGCGATCTTCTCGTTCATGGTCTCGCCGCGCGTCATGCTCGCGCTCGCTCGATGGGTGCTCTGGGACTGGTGGATCAAGGGAACGTGGTGCGGGCTGAAGCCGCGCTTGTGGGACTGGTCGCTCAGGCGCATACTCGCCAAGAGCTGATCCATGGCGAACGAGGTTTCTCGTGTTTCACTATCCCGCTTCGATCGCGTCGTCGTCCACGATGCAGTACGTTCCGGTGTCGACGAGTACGACGACAGTCAGCTTTCGATCCTGCGGATACTGCGGCGCGCCACGCTGGGACGCGGTAGCACCGAGCTCACGCCGCGAATGCGCCGATCGCTGTCGGCTCGCGTTCGTCGTGCTCAGGTCGACGCTGCTCGCAGTCTCGCCGCGCATCTCGTTGAGGCGCACACGTCCGCTCGAGCCGCCTCGCTTCGAAACCTCCTTCGCACGATCGGGCGCATGGAGGGCTCGACGTCGGCTCTTGCCGAGTCGCCCCGCTTCGCGGCGATCTTGAACCGGAACGTCACCCCGGCGCTGACGAGGATCGCCGCGCGCCAGACCACGGCCGTCGCATCCGCCATGGAAACGCGCCTGCGCATGGCCGAGCTCGAGGGCGCAACGACCGCCGCGGCTGTCCGCTCGGTGGAACTTGCGATCGAGTCCGAGCGCTGGCGCATCGAGCGAGTCGCGCGGACGGAAGCGAGCTTCGCCTACAACTCGGCGCTCGACGAGGGGATCGACGCGATGCGCGACGCGTTCCCCGACATCCGTGCGCGCTGGACCGAGCACGTGAACGACTCGACGTGGATGCCGATGGACGATCGCGTCGCCGCTGACTCGATGGCTCTGCACGGCCAGGTGAAGCGCCCGGGGCGCTCGTTCATCATGCCGGCGGACGGCCCTGCTGACCTGATCGGCAACTCCTACGAGTCACCGCCGAACAGGCCGAATGATCGCGCAGTGCTCACACCGTGGCGTCGATCATGGGGGATTCCCGCGTACGAAGTGCGCGATGGGCGCAAGGTCTGGTTGACGCGGCGTTCGTAACTCGCTAGCGTCGCGAATCAATCCGTAGGAGGACAGCATGGCGATCGACTCGAAGAAGATGGAAACGTGGCTCGGTGGTGGTGCAGAGCCGAGCACGGCTCCGGCGAAGAAGGGTGCCGCGAAGCCCGCGAAGGGGAAGGTCGTGGACGAGGAGGAGCCCGCAGCCGAAGAGGAGGCCGAAGGTTCGATCGAGGAGCGCTACCCCACGCTGTTCCCGCTGCTCGAGGAGAACGGATCGGTCGTCGAGGAGGCGCTCGAGGAGGTCGACGGCGACTTGCTCTCCGATCCCGAGACCGACCTCGCCGACGAGGAGGAGACACTCACCGCGCTGACCTCGGCGATCGACGCACTGCCGACCGAGATCAAGGACGCGATGGCGGAGGAGCTCAAGGAGCTGACGCACGAGCAGGCGCTCGAGATCGCGCAGGCGCTCGAGGCCGGTGAGCACATCACCGACGCGGACAAGATGGCCGGCTTCCTGTTCCACGGCGCTGCCGTGATCGCCGCTGGCGCCGAGCCCGCGGAAGAGGAAGAGGCCGAAGAGGAGACCGACGACGAGCTCGAGGAAGAGGCCGAAGTTCCCGCCGAGGAGTGAGCGAATCGACAGCGCGAACGACTCAGTGTAGGCTCTTTCCTCATGGACAACTCGTATCCCCCCTCCACCAGACTGATCATCGGCGGCATCAACCCTGCGACGCAGGGACGGGACCCGCGGTACGATCAGTCGGCCAACCTCCCCGATCTCGGGAAGGGCGACTTGGTTCCGGTGGCGCCCGTCGCTCCCGCGCCGACGTGGGGACCGTATCCGTTCAAGAATGTCCGATCAGGAAGGTGAACACATGGCCGATCGCGCCCCCACGAACCTCGCGAACTCGCGAAACATCGCGCTCCAGAAGGGGACCGTTCCCGCGGGCTTCGCTGGCGCGCTCCCCCTCGACCAGTCGATGATGCCCGTGATCCACCAGGACAACGGGCCTCAGCCGGTTGGCATGACGCCCACCACGAACAAGCAGACCCCGTTCACGATCAAGGGAGGTGGGCGATGAGCGAAAAGCGCCCCAACGACGAGCTCTTCAACACGGCGTCCCAGACGCGCACCGCGAACGACATCGCGGAGGCGAAGATCGGCCGCTACAACCCGTCCCCGTGTCCTCAGCCCGGTTCGTCCGCGCCTCCGGCCACGAAGACTCCGTTCCAGATCAAGGGCGCCTGAGCGCGCTCGAGAGGAGATCACGATCATGGCAGCAGGACCCTACCCCTGGCCGACGGTGAAAGTCGGCGACGATCCCAACGACCCGTCGAAGACCGGCGGGACCTACGAGGACGCCATCGACAAGATGTCGCCCGAGCAGAAGTCCCCGCTCGTGAACTTCCCCAAGGCGCCCGATCCTCAGCCGTTCAAGATCAACGGCGGGATGGGCTGAGATCCTGATCGGCGAGGGACAGCCTCTCTCCGCCGATGTTGCCGCGCTGCGACGGTGACAAGAGACGTGCTCCTCTGAGGGAGAATCGCAGCCAACACGATCAAGGGTGGAACCTCTCTCGCTCGAGAGAAGGCTGGTTCGAATCCAGCGGTCGTGATAGGAGAGATCGATGGCGAACACGCTCAGATTCAACGGTGAACTCGTCTCGATCCCCCTTCTCGGGCCGGAGTCGGGCGCGCCCGTCACCACGATTCCGATCGACGAGACGGTTCAGCTCGGGAATCAGCTCGCGCCGCAGTACACCCTGAGCGATGACAACACGGTTGCGGTGAATCTCGGTGGGCTGACCGGGGTCAACGTCGTGTTCGTCAAGGTGATCGGCTCTGCCGTCACCCTTCGAATGACGTCGGCCCTCGGGACGACTCAGGCCGTTCCGGTCGACTCTGTGCTTCTACAGATCAGCCGTTCCGTGCCCATCACCGCCCTCAGCATCACGCGAGCTGCGGGAGGTGTGCAGACTCAAGTGCTGCTCTTCCTCGGACAGATCGCGTAAAGGAACGACCATGACGACCGTCAACGTGAACACCACGCTTCGCACCATTCTCAACCAGGCCGATCTGAACGTCCTCGCCGACATGCTGCGCCGCATCAAGCTCGGCAACATGGCGAGCGTGATCAAGGTCGTCGCGGCCGGCCTCACCGCAGCCGCCTCGTTCGACGTCACGACCGCCGCTTTCAAGGCGCTCTCGACGATCACGGGCATCACGCTCGAGAGCGACGAGACCCTTCCCGCGGTCGGGCAGGTGCTCACGCTCCGCATCGTGGCCTCGGGTACCGCGGCGAGCCTCGGCTCGTACATCGCCGGTGACGTCGGCGCCTCGATGATCGTCCCTCCGGGCGGCGCCAGCCTCGCGGTCGGCATCGCGCGGATCTCCGACGACGGCAAGACCGTCAGCTTCCCGAACACGGTGACCGCGTTCACCATGACCTACATCCCGCGCGCCGCGGTCGCCGGTACCACTGGCGCCGTTCTCGCCGAGCCCTGAGCTCGCGTGACCCCTTGATCCGCCGAGGAATGGTCCTCGGCGGCCGATCAATCAACCACCATCAGGCTCTCGAGTAGGTGTACTGACGCGCTCTGTCGCTCACGCGACGACGGCGAAACTGTCGGATAGACCAAGACGAGGATGCTGAAGAACCACACGGAGACCAGATGGAAAACGACCCGCAGACCAACGAAGAGACGACTCAGGAACACGATCAGACTCAGGTCGAGCAGCAGACCGCAGTCACGCCTCCGGCGACTCCGCCGCCCGCGCAGCAAGCATCGCCCTCCAACAAGAGGGTGATCTCCATGCCGAGCGATGAGGTCGCCAAGATTCGCCGCGAGGAGCGGACGAAGGGCGCGAAGGCGCGGGAGCTCGAGCTCGCGAAGGACCTCGGCTTCGAGACGATCGAGGAGATGAAGCTGGCGGCGAAAGCCGGAAAGGGCCGCAAGCCCGATCAGCCCGCTCCTCGCGGACCGAAGCCCGTTCCGGCGAACAAGGTGGAGAAGGAGCGGAAGCAGTTCGAGGACGAGAAGAAGTCCTTGATCCGCAAGCAGTCGCTCGCCCAGAAGGCGGCTGCGATCGCTCGTAGGGAGCGTGACAACGCGGTCGTCGAAGGTGAGCTTCGCGTCGCAGCCGTTCGCGCCGGCGTGGTCGATCAGGACTACGCGCTCCATCTGCTTCGCCGCGAGATGAAGGGCAAGAGCGGGAAGGAGCTCGAGGGCTTCGACGAGCTCAAGTTCTTCACCGGCCTTCGCACGTCGCATCCTCATCTGTTCGTCGTCGAAGAGCGCCCCGTCACCACGGGGAACGGCGGATCGACGAGCGACGCGGCAGGAGTCCAGCCCCCGAAGGCTGGCCCGGCTGCGAAGACCGAGGTCGACAGCAAGGTCACCGACGCGAAGAAGCTCACGCGGGAGCAGTACGAACAGCGACTCGCGTCGTTGGGCGTCGCGAATCCCACGCAAGGCTACTCGTACTGAGTCTGATCGCGAACTGTTCGGCTCCACTTGGCGCTGCTCAGGTTTCAGGTAGAATCAAAACGCTAGCGACGGGGCGAACCAAGCCGTCGAGAGGGAAGCAGAACACATGGATTTCTCGATCATTCTTCAGTCGAGCGAGGTTCGCCAGCTCGTTCAGGAGAACCTTCTCGAACGCGCGTTCCACGACGCGCTCTTCCCCGGACTGATGTTCCGGGGCGAGGCGGTTCCGCAGGCATGGCCGGCGAACAGCGGTGACACGCAGATCTTCACCGCGCCCGGCCTCATCGCGCCGAAGCAGCGTCCGCTTCGTCCCGGGACCGATCCGCTTCCCAGCGGCTACGGTTCCGAGCAGTGGGAGGCGCAGCTTCAGCAGTACGCCGATTCGATCGACACTCACATGCCGACCAGCATGGTTGCGATCGTGAACCTGTTCATGCGGAACGCGCATCAGTTGGGCATGAGCGCCGCTCAGTCGCTCAACCGGATCGTGCGGAACCGGATGTACAACGCGTCGCTCTCCGGCTGGACCGTCGCCGACGGCGCGCAGGCCGGCCCGACCAGCACGCTCCGCGTGAAGCGCCTCAACGGCTTCACCCGCGCGCGTCGCCCCGACCTGCTCGCTGGATCGCCCGTGCGCTTCCAGTACGTCAGCTCGAGCAACCCTCTCCCGATCACCGTCTTCGCGAACGCGGTCGCTCAGGCCGTCAACGTGATCGGGTACACCCCCGACACCGCGGGTGACGAGGTGGGTCCCGGTACCCTCACCCTCGACGCCGCGGTCACCAACGTGCTCGATCGCGCCTACGTCTACTCCATCGATCGCTCGAACATCGTTCGCGCCGGTGGCGGGAACAAGGTCGACGACATCATCGCGAGCGACACGCTCAAGCTCTCCCAGATCCGCGGCGCCGTCGCCGCCTTCTGGCAGAACAACGTCCCCGCGCACGCCGACGGCCGGTTCCACGCTCACGCGGACCCGACCTCGATCGCGCAGGTCTTCGATGACGACGAGTTCCAGCGGCTCAACACGTCGCTGCCCGACTACGTCATCTACCGTCAGTTCGCCCTCGGCGAGATCCTCAACACCGTGTTCCTCCGCAACACGGAGTGCCCGATCCAGCAGACCGTTCAGCCGTACGACGGCGTGACGTTCAGCCAGGAGGATCCCTTCGCCGGCGAGCTCTACAGCACGGGCGTCGCCACGGGCGTCCCGATCCATCGCGTGCTGATCAGCGCTCAGGGAGGTATCTTCGAGTACTTCTCCGATCTCTCGCAGCTCATCACCGAGGCGGGCGTCACCGGCAAGGTCGCCGAGCCCCGCATCGTCAACAACGGCATCGAGATCATGAGCGACCGCATCCAGCTGATCATCCGTGGTCCGCTGAACCGGCTCCAGGACCTCGTGTCGACCAGCTGGAAGTTCATCGGCGACTGGCCTGCGCGGACCGATGCGGCTGCGGGCGATGCGGCGCGGTACAAGCGCTTCATCTCGATCGAACACGGAGCGTGATCGACCAGGGGTTCAGCCCCTAACGCGGAACGGCGTCGTGGGAGCAATCTCGCGGCGCCGTTTCTTTTTCATGTAGACTGTAACCCCGCAACGTCCCCAGGAGACTCGTCATGGCAAAGCACAACCAAGCTACCCCTCCCCCGGCTCCCAGCGCCCCCGTGGCCGCTCCGGCGCCTGCGCCTGCTACCCCTGCCGCCCTGCCGCCTGCGCCGGCCGCCTACGACCCGGTAGAGGCGTCCAAGGTACCGGCCACCGAGGTACCGGTGAGCGATGCGGGCATGCACTCCCCCGGGCTCTTGCAGCCGCCGACGCCCGAACAGGCGCCTGCGCCTCCCGTGGTCGAGGTGGAACCCCCGAAGCCGGGAGCTCCGCCGCCGGACACCTCGAGCTGGAAGCGACCGCCCGTCTGGCGGGTGACCAAGGGCGGCAAGGTCCAGCTCGCGCGGCAGAAGCAGAACCTCGCCGTCGGCAAGATGATCGACGAAGCGAGCTACGGCTCGGACGTCGCGGAGATCTTGCGCGCTCAGGGCATCGAGCTCGTTCGTGCCGATCTGGCCATGAGCGAGAAGGTGGCCGAGCTGATCGGCAAGATTCAGGACGTCGAGCGGACGGTCGCGACCCTCACCGAAGAGGAGCGTGGCCAGCTCGATGCGAACATGCGAGGCTTGATGGAGCAGAAGTACGCGAAGGAGTGACCGATGCCGCAGCCGGTGTTCACTGACGTAGAGAAGTCGAGGATCCGGCACCACACCGGATACCCGGAAGTGATGGCGGCTGCGTCAATCCAGTACGGCCTCCCGAAGCCCGCTCAGCTGGCGTTCATGATCGAGCTCGCGATGGACAACATCATGCCCGTCGCGGCGCCTCGAGTTCGAGACATCCTCCAGGCGCTCGACGATCTGGAGCAGCAGATGATCGACGCGCAGCCGTACTTGATCGCCGACAAGCTCGAGGAGCTCACGCTCGCCGGGTCTGGCGGTTCGCAGTCGCTCGTCACCGAGCGCCTCGAGAACGAGTACCGGCGATGGGCAGGGCGGCTCGCCGACATCTTCGGCGTGCCGCTCTATCCGTTCAGCAAGCGTTTCGCTTCGGGTGCGGGCCAGAAGGCCGGCAACATCCCGGTGAGGTGATCGGTGGGTCTTCGTCCAGTCCGCAAGGGGTTCACCGTGCTTCGCGACGATCAGTACGCGAAGACGCTGGCCGGTCGTTTGATCGGTCCGGTGGACCTCTTGCGCGACTTGCTCACTCGAGCTGGCCTGCGCCCGTACATCGTGCGGCTGGTGTGGACTCGCTGGTCGGAGGGTCAGCGAGGCTACGGCACGGAGGAAGTCGCGCGCGAAGAGGTTCTTCTTCCCACGCCGAAGATCGCGCCGCTCGATTCGCTCGACGCGCAGCAGTTCAGCATCGGCGCCGAGGAGATCGGCGACATCATGCTCGAGCAGATCAGCGCACGGTACACCGAGGACTTCATCCTTGGGCGGAACGCGGTGGGAGACCCGATCGCCGAAGACGAGGAGTTCTACTACGAGGTCGAGTTCCCGCAGGAGAATGGCGTTTTCCCGGGGATCCGCCGTCGCTTCGTGCTCAGCGGCGCGCCGAATCGATCCGCAGGCCAGTTCCAGTGGAAGGTCATGCTTCGCAAGGCGGTCGAGAATCGCCAGCGCGACGGGACGCCCGAGGACTGATGAACTTCACGCGACAGATCAACGTGAAGGACTTGGGGAAGTACGAGCGCCAGCTCGCTCAGCAGCTTCCTCGAGTCGTCACGCGTCTTCAGCAGCAAGGCGCGCGTGCGTCGATCGGCATCCTTCAGCGCAACGTGCGGTCGATCCGCCCGTATCCGCCGGTCGATTCGAAGCGCTACCTGCTCGGGTTCGAGGTTCAGCGCGGACCGCGCAACTCCGTGATCGTGACCAACAATCGCGGATACGCCTCGGTGATCGAAGAGGGCCGTCGTGCGGGCGCGCGCCGTCCGCCGTCTTCTGCGCTCGTTGGCTGGGTCCAGCGGAAGCTCGGTGTTCCGCCGAAGCGAGCTCGAGGCGTCGCATTCGCCGTGGCGCGCAAGATCGGCAAGTATGGCATCCGCGCCAAGCGCGTCGTCACCTCCGCGATGCCCGAGATCAATCGCAAGTACCTTCAGATCATGTTCGATGCCAACGACCGCATGCTCAGCGGGAGGCGCGTGTGACGACGATCACCAGTGAGACCGGGAAGTCCAAGCTCTGCCAGACGCCAGGAACGCGCGAGGTCTTCACGTTCGTGCGGAAGACCGACGCTCGTACGGCGATGGCGCGCGGGATCGCCGAATACTGTTCGCAGCTCAGCACAGAGATCACCGGACGCCGCATCAAGTTCAAGCGGTCGCTCGAGCAGTGGTCCGAGCCGGAAGTCGAGGCGCAGCTGCCGTCGATGGCGGTGATCGACCCAGAACCGGGCCTCTACGAAGAGAACTCGTTCGCGCCGACCGTGGCTGGTCCGCGCCCCGATGCGACGGTACCTGGCCCGAACCCGACGAACTACTTGATGGCGATCTCCGAGCTCTCGGTCGACTTCACGGTCGACGTCATGTGCTCGAGCCCCGAGGAACGCATGGCCCTCGCGTCGATGCTCGAGGACGCGTTCTCGCCCGTCACGTGGATGTACGGCTTCCGGCTCGCGCTTCCGCACTATCACGGTGCGCACGCGAACTTCACACCGATCTCGATCCATTATCCCGACAACGAAGTCGACGCTCAGCAGCGGACACGTCGCCTGCTGGTCAAGCTGAACGGTCGGGTTCCTGTCCTGCGCGTCCTCTCGGGGATCAAGCAGGCGCAGGTCATCGGGGGCAGGCTTGCGGGGATCTCCGTCGTGGTGGAGATCGTCGACGCCGAAGTTCCCACAGGTACCTCAGCGGATGAGGAGGCGTCTGATCGCTGCTGAGGCCGCCCGCTGGATGTTCGGCGGGAAGTGTTCTAGGGTACGACCACGAAGTAGGAGCGTCGCAAATGGCAGGATTCATTCGCCGGTACGGGTTCTTTCCCGGCACCGAGGTCATCACTCAGATCGAAGGCGTCATCATCGTCGATCTGCCTCCCCCGGGCTCGATCGCGGGAGTGCAGACGGGCGTCGTCGGTGTCGTCGGTGAGTTCCAGAACGCGCAGTTCGCGTGCGCCGTGGACTCGAGCGGCGTGGCGTCTGCGCGCATCCAGCCCGTGGAGATCTTCTCCTCGCAGGACTTGATCGACAAGTCGGGCGGCTTCGACGAGACGATCGGCGCGTTCGGCGTCGGCATGGGGAACGGCTTCGTCGAGATCCGCAACAAGAAGTTCGCGCGCCTCGTCGTCATCCCGATCGACAACATCACCCCGGCCGCTGGAACGCAGGGGACGGTGCGTATCTGGCGCGAGCTCCCGACCAACTCCGGTCCTGCGTCCGTGGTCCCGATCGTTCCGGTGAGCCCCGCGCAAGTTCCGGTCGGCCGTCAGTTCGTCAACGGCGCGAACCGACTTCGCCTCGCGTCCGTGGTGAGCTTCTCCGACGCGGTCGCGTACGCGACGGGAACCGACGGATCGGTCACTGCGGCTGCGCCTGCGCTCACCAATCCGTTCGACGCGGTGACCGGTGACTTCGTGAACCGCGGTGTCGCCGAGGGCGATCTCCTCGTCGTCGGTCAGATCGGCGGCGCGGCTGGCCTCGGCTCGAACGCGCGGACGTACCGCGTCGTCTCGGTCACCGACGCCGACACGCTCGTCGTCCAGCGCCTCGACGGTGCGTCGTTCGCGTGGGTCACCACGGCGTCGCTTCCGTGGCGTCTGCACGTTCGCGCGACCGGCGACTCGATCTCCGCGGACGGCGTCGGTCACCAGTTCAGCGAGGGTGGCGGATACTCGATCCTCGCTCGTCCGCTCACCGCTACCATGGCGGTCGGGCAGCTGCTCACGCCTTCGGTGGTTCCCGCGGCGCCGACCGGCGCAGTGTGGGAGCCGCTCAGTGGCCTCGGCGGCGCCGTCCACCCGACCGCTGCACTGACGTACGACGCGAACGTGCACGCACCCAACGCGGCGAACAACGCGACGCTGGACGCGCGCTACCAGGCCGCGCTCGACGCCACGCTGAACGACGAGTACCCCGCGCGCGATCTGAACATCCTCGTGGCAGCGCGCAAGAGCTCGGCGATCCGCTCCAAGCTCAAGTCGAACGTCCAGGTGGCGAGCGAGCGCGGGCTCACCCGTCGGGCGATCCTCTCGCCCGAGGTGAATCAGGCGTCGCTGACGACGGTGATCGGCTCGGCAGACCCGGGCGTCGGCGCGAACCGCGTCGATCGCCTCGACTACTCGTGGCCTGCGCTGCGAACGTCGATCCCCGAGGCGGTCGGCTTCACGATCGTCACGTCGGACGCGAAGACCACGACCGACGGTGTGCTCGACGTCACCGCCGACACCTGGCTCGCGTCGGTGGAGTCGAATCTTCCGCCCGAGCGGAACCCCGGTCAGGCGGCGCAGCCCGTCCCGACGATCCTCGCGCCCGTGCTCGCATTCGCTCGAGGGATGCCGAAGCTCGGGATGCCCGAGTACACCTCGCTTCGAACGTTCGGCGTCTGCGCGCCGCGCTTCGACAAGACCGTCGGCCCGATCTTCCAGTCGGGCGTGACCACGAGCCTCGTCTCGGGTGAGAAGAACATCATGCGTCGCCGCATGGCGGACTTCATCCAGGACTCGATCGCTCAGCGCCTCGTGCAGCTCTGCAAGCTGCCGCTGAGCGAGGGTCTGAAGGACTCGTCCACGGCGGAAGTCGTCTCCTTCATGGAGGAGCTGCTCAGCCGGGACAACGCCGCAGCGCGGCGGATCAACGCCTATGAGATCGACGACAAGAGCGGCAACACCGAAGCGCGCGAAGCGGCCGGCATCTTCGTGATCATCGTTCGCGTTCGGCTCACCCCCACGGCCGACTTCATCGTCATCCAGTCGGAGATCGGCGAGGGCGTCGTCATCAACACCCTGCTCGCGGCATGACGATCAAGCTTCCAGAGTTGGCTGAAGATCACGTTCGGCTGATGGGCGATGCATCCAAGATGCGCAGCCTGTCGGCCGAGCAGATCGACGAGCTGAACGTTCTGCTTCGAAGCACGGACCGAAAGGACCGGCGACGGGCGGAGCGGGTGCTGAAGAAGCTCGGGATTCAGGCGGTTCTCGGCTCGAGCTTGCGCGACGCCTCGACGGTGAGCTAGGCTCACACCTCACGCACGGCCGCACTCCGGGATCGGTGGATAGGGCACGTGGCAACTCCTTCGGGAGACGCCACGTGTCCTTTTCGCTTTCTGGATCAGCAACAGAAGGAGCTTTCGATGGGACAACGGATCAAAGGTCAGGAAGTCGAAGTGCTCCTGATCGTCAACGGAGCGGTGAAGTCGACACTCACCGCGGTGAAGAGCTTCAACTTCAACTTCGACCTCGAGACGAAGAGCGAAGGCTTCCTCGGCGAGACGAGCAACCGGATGGACTCCGTGTTCAACGGCATCTCCGGCGACCTCGAGTACCAGTTCGACAACCGCGACATCCTCGACACCATCGCCGAGATCGTCGACAAGGCGCGCCGTCGCGTCGCCGGCGTTCAGATCAACATCAAGGCGTCGCTCAACTTCCCCGACGGGACGCGAGCTCGCATCATCATCCCCAACGCCGAGTTCGGCGCCATTCCTGTCGGCTTCGCGGGTCGCACCGAGTACGGTTCGATCCGCATGACTTACGCGGCGACCGACGCCCGCGTCATCTCCTGATCCGTCAACCGTCAGAGCACAAAGAGGCAAATCACATGGCTGGAAACAACGCATCGTCGCTCAGCGACATCCACAGCGCCGCGAAGAACGACTCGCGCCCGATCCACAGGTTCACCATCCCCGAGTCGCTCGCCAGGGAATCGGGGATCACGCAGGTCGGACTCGTCGAGCTCCTCGCCGACGACGAGCTCAACGCCACTCGGCGCGCTCACAACGACCCGATCCGGCTGGCGTACGAGCTCGCTCGAGAGTCTCTCCGTGAGATCGACGGCAAGCCCGTGTCCCTCGCCAACGGGTCGCTCGATCTCGCCTGGAACCGCATGGCCGCGAAGGTTCGCACGCTGGTCATGACGGCCTATTCGTCGATCCACCAGCCGGGAGACGAGCTCACCTCGGGTTTCCTCAAGAGTCGGACGACGACGGTCGGGTAGTCCGGCTCTCGCTCGCCACGTTCGCTTTCCAGCTCTCAAGGCTGCACAGCGACCGATCGCACCGTCAACGACTGTGGAAGCTGCTCGCTTTCCTCGCGCGATACGCGCATCAGCCGGTGAGAGATCTGTTGCAGATGAGCGTGGTCGACCTGATGATCTTCGCCAAGGAAACGGGTGACCTGATCCGAGAAGAACACGACGCAGCCAAGAAAGAGACCGATTCCTGAGCCATGAGCAACGTCACCAACAGAGTCACCACTCAGTTCACCGCCAACATCGGTCAGGCGGTCTCTGGGTTCAACACGGTCTCTTCGGTGGCGTCGCGCGTCTCTGGCGCGCTCGGCTCGCTCACTTCGATGCTCAACCCGTTGAACCTCGCGATCGGCGGCCTCTCAGTGGGAGGCGCCATCGCGGGGATCACGGCGCTCGGTGGGGCATTCGAGCAGACCCAGAACACCCTCGCCGGCACGCTCGGCGCGCTCGGCATCGCAGGCGGCGCAGACCCCACCGAGCGCTTCCGCAACGGCCTCGGGCTCGCAGCCGAGACGATGGAGCGGATCGAGATCGCCGCAGCTGCGCTCCCTGGCGAGGCCGAGGACTACATCCAGGTCTTTCGCGCCGGTCTTCCCGTGCTCCAAGCGTCGGTCGGCGGCACGCTCGAGGACATGACGACGTTCTCGAATCGCTTCACGGCGATCGGTCGAACGTTCGGTGTGGACGCGATGCAGCTCGGCGCTGATCTCCAGCGATTGCTCCGCGCCGGTCGAGGCGGAGCCGGGATGGACGTTCGCACGTTCCAGCAGCTCCTCCCGTTCCTTCGCACCGTCGAGGGCCAGGCCAACATCACGTCCGAGTCGTTCAATCGCATGACCGCGCCCGAGCGCTTCCGCGTGCTCAATCAGGCGTTCGACTCGCTCGGCCCAATGCTCGAGCAGGCCGGCGGGACCTTCGACTCGATGAGCGGTGCGCTCACGTCGACGATGCGATCGCTCACGCGTCAGGTCTCGGCGCCGCTGTTCGATGGGATCAAGGAGTCCCTCGGCGAGATCAATGCGCTGTTCTCGGACAGCGAAGGCAACGCGACCGAGCTCAGTCGCAACATCGTCTCGATCGGCCAGAGCATCAGCCGATACATCGTCGAGGGCGTGCGCGCGGCGAACGCTGGCATCCAGGCGATGGGGCGCAGCATGCGCGCATTCGCGTCGAGCCGTGCTTTCACCATCTTGGTACGGGCGGCCGAGCGGCTGGCCGGGGCGGCAAGCGTTCTGGGGCGTCCCAGGCCGGGCGCTACGGGGGGCGCAGCGGCCGCTGGCATGGCCGGGGCCGGGGTAGCGGCCGCCGGGCTTGGGGGGGCGCTGGCAACTGGGCCAGGGGCCCTCGTGGCAGCTATGGCCGGCGGGGTGGCGGACTTCCTCACCCGCACCGAAGCGGTGAACGGCGTCCTCGAGCAGATGGTCGGCATCGTAGACAGCGCGACGCGCGTGTTCACGCCGATGGTGCAGATGATCTCGACGTCGAACGACCTGTTCGGCGATTTGATCCAGGGCGTCCTTCCCGGAGTGCTGAGCGCGTTCCAAGCGATCCTCGATCCGCTGATCACGTTCTGGAACGGGCTGATGGTCATCTCGAACGAGATCTTCGAGAGCCTCAACCCCGTGTTCGAGTCGCTCTTCAACGCGGTCGGCAACCTGTTCCAGTCGATCGGCGACTTCCTCAACCCAGCGCTGCGGATCGTCGGCCGCGTGTTCCTCGTGCTCTACGAGGTGCTCGCGTTCGTGCTCACGCCGGTGATCGAGGCCGTCGTCGGCCTGTTCGCCATGCTCGTCGACGCGATCAGCGAGTTCATCTCGTGGCTCGGGTCCATGCTCGAGTCGGTCGCAGGCGCACTCGAGGACAGCGACTTCGGCAACGCTGGTACACGCGGCGACCCCGAAGAAGCGCCGAGCCTGCTCGCGGACATCCTTGCGGCGCTCAACGACGGCAACGCGACTGACGATCGCGCCGCGGCTGAAGAGGCGGCTGCGAACGCGGCGACGCGCACGACACCGTCGGCTCGAGGCGGAGCTCGCACGACGCAGGACTTCCGCTACTCGCGGTTCGACATCACGCAGCGCTTCGCCGAGGGCTTCGACCCGGACCGCATCGCGGTCGCCTTCGCTGATGATCTCGGTCGCGCAGGTACCGAGCGCCTCCAGAGCGGTCTCGAGCCGCTGTTCGGTGTCCGATGACCGAGGTCAACGCTGCGAGCGCGCTCTCCATCCGCGAGCTCACCGGCCAGCAACGAAGCGTTCGCCTCGTCGGTCGAGCTCTGCCGTATCGCCCGTTCTCGCTTCAGACGAAGCAGCGCGTCGAAGCGACGTGGCTGCCCGGATCTCCCGAAGGAACGGCGACCGTGCTTGGCGCGGAGGACGGGCCGACTACGATCAACGGGTCGTGGAAGGACAAGTACCTCGGCGAGCAGATCGACGTCGGCGTCCAGTCCGCAGGCGGCGTCGTCGACGGTGTCACGTTCCCGTTCGTGGTGAACGGCGCGTCGGTGAAGACCGCGCAAGAGGCCGAGACGCTGTTCGACTCGATCTGCCGCGAAGGCCAGCTGCTCCAGCTCACGTGGAACCAGACCACGCGACAGGGTTTCTTGCGTCAGTTCGATCGCGACTGGCACAACACGCGCGACCTGTACTGGACGTGCCAGTTCGAGTGGATCGGTCGCGGCGAGGGCACTCCCGCCTCGGTGTTCATCCAGGAGACGAGCATCTCGGACACCGCGTCGGTGCTCCAGAAGAAGAGCGCCGAGCTCGTGCAGGCCGCTCAGCCGTCGTTCCCCGTGAGCTCGAGCTTCGCGAGCGAGCTCGGCACCATCCTCACCACGATCGTTCAATCGGTGTCGCAGGCGCAGGGCGCAGTGAGCGGCCTGTCCAAGACGTCGTTGTCGCCGGCCGAGGCTTCGCGTCGCGTGGTCGCCGCGTGCACCGGGATCGTGCAGGAGTCGAAAGACCTGATCACGTACCTGAACTCCCAGGTCTACTACTCGCGCGACGTCGGTCAGCCGATGGCGACCATGGGCCTCGGTCGCCGCATTCGCGCAGCGTCGTACTCGCGCGGCATGATCGATCTCGCGCTCGAGCTTCGCCGCATCGCCATCATTCGGCGGTCGTCGCTGATCGCGCAGATGGACGACATGCTGGTCGCCGTCTACACCGCACGCGACGGTGAAGATCTGCGCGACGTGAGCCGGCGGTTCTACGGCAACGTCTTCGAGTGGCGTACGCTGCTCTCGTTCAACTTGCTCGGGACGCCGGAGCTCCAGGCCGGTCAGGTCTTGCTCGTGCCGAAGATCCAGCGCAACGGGAGGAACGCATGACCACGTTCTACCCGTCGCTGATCGTGAACTTCAAGCTGCGCTTCGACGAGGCGCTGCACCTTCAGCCCGAGCCGCCGATCTCCACGACGAGCTCCGAGCTCGCTGATCCGCCAGCTGCCTCGGTGGCGTCGACGCCGCTGATCGTCGACCGCGGTGACGAGAACGCGTCGTTCATCCTCGGGCGCGTCCCGCGATCGGCTTCGCTCGAGTTCCCCGGCTATCGGCAGGCGGCGCAGTTCAACCTCGTCGTGGACTTCCGCGACATGCCGCTCGACCCTCGCGTGATCCGCGCAGCTGCGGTCGAGATCTTCCTCGGCGCTGTTCCGCCTGGGGACTTCGCCACCGGCATGACGACGATCGAACGCGACGGCTCGAGGCGCTCGCGCCTGCGCACGGTGGACGCGAACGGCAACTCGCTCGATCCGCTGATGGTCGGCTTCGTCGACGAGGCTGACGTCGTTCACAACGAGTCAGGCAGCACGTTCTCGGTCAAGGGCCGGGACGCGCGCGGCATCCTGCTCGACACACCGATCAGCGTCGCACCGAACGCCGCTCAGCAACTCCTGAACGAGCTCGACTGGAGTCGGCCGATCGACGAGGTCGTGCAGCAGATCCTCCAGTTCAACCCGTTCTTCAGCTCGTTCATCGTGACGAGCAATCCGGCGGAGTGGCCTGGAGGTGAGCTCCCCGCGCCTGGCGCAGCGGCCTTCACACCGCGTCACCGGCGAGGAGCTCGAGGCGAGCGTAGCGGCGCGCGCCCGTCTCCGCCAGGGGACACGAACAACCTGAACTTCTGGGACCTCGTCGTCCGCGCCTGCTACCTCGTCGGCGCCATTCCCTACTTCGAGGGCCTCGCGCTGCGAATCCGCCCCGCACGGAGCATCTTCGATCAGGCTCGCGCAGGCATCGACCCGACGAACCCCACTCCGTTCGCCGGCGGACGTCCGCGCAACTTCGACGAGATCGCTCAAGTCGACATCGACCCCGGGCTCTCGTTTCGCCGGCTGGTCTACGGCCGCGACGTCACGAACTACTCGTTCAACCGCAAGTTCGGCGGGTTCCAGCGCCCGCGGATCGTTCGCACGGTGTCGGTCAACACCGACAGCACGACGCGCGGGACTGGTCGCTTGATCGAGTCGCGGTGGCCACCGGAGAACGCCGACACCGGCGCGAATCGCACTCGAGTGGCTCCGAGCAATCAGCAGAGCCAGCAAGAGATCGTCAACGTCCCCGTCGCCGGGGTCACTGACGTCGCGCGCCTCCAGGAGATCGCTCGTTCCATCTACGAGGAGATCGGCCGTGGAGAGATGGGCGGCGCCTGTGAGACGGTGAATCTCGCGTCGTTCGGCGGATCGAACGCTGACCCGGACTTGCTGCGCCTGCGCCCCGGCGACGGTGTCGAGTTCTTCGTGGACACGCGCGCGCTGAGCTCGAGGGCTCCACTCGTCTCGACGCTCACGGACACGAATCGCCTTCCGTTCGAGGAGGCCGTTGCCGAGATCGCGTCGCGCATCGGCGGCGACCGGAACCTCGCTCGAGTCATCGTCGCCACGGCTCGAGGCCAGGTCCAAGAGCTCCAGCGCTTCTTCCGCGTCTCGACGGTGCGCTACGACTGGTCGACGACGGGGATCAAGATCGCGTTCGACTTCCAGAACTTCGTGGTCGTCCGCAGCGAGGTCGGCACGGTGAGCTCGGCGCCTGGTACGCTCGACAGCCGCTCGGTGCCTACGCGACGTTCCATCAACCTCGACGTGATCAACATCGTCGGAACGCCGGAGGGCACGTGAGCGCGCCTCCCCGGACAGCTCGCACGGCGATTCGGTCGCGCGTCGATGTGGGTGCGCTGCGGAGCGCGCTCGCCGGGCCAGGCGCGGACACGCGCTCGTGGATCGTCACGGCCATCGTCACCGAGCTCGGGTACGACCCAGACAACGGTCCGTTCGTCGATCTCCAGTTCCAGACCTCCGGTCAGCCCGAGACCGCGCTCGTTGGTTCCTGCTACGCAGGCGCGGAGTTCGGCGACTGGTGCCCGATCGACGTCGGTGACACCGTGCTCGTGGCCATCCCAGGCGGAGATCCAGGCGAAGGGCCGATCGTGCTCGGTCGCGTGTGGAACGCAGGCGACAAGCCCTTCGCGGAGATGGGCGACGGTGAAGTGATGTCGGCGAATCGCGTGATCCGCGTGCGCACGGACAAGAACTTCCAGGTCGTCGTCAACGGCGAGGGCAAGATCGAGCTCACGAAGGCTGGCGCGGAGCAGTCGTTCGTTCGAGGCGACGATCAGAAGTCCGCGCTCGACGATCTTGTGGACGCGATGAAGACTTGGGCGGTACTCGTGCAGACCGGCGTCACCGCTGGCGGAGGCTCGCTCGATAACACGAACTTCAATCTCGCGATCACCGCGTTCAAGCAGGCGATCGGGAACGCTCTCTCCACAAAGATCAAGGGTGAGTAGATGACCTGGGGAAGCGGCGGATACGGAGGAAGTCCTTGGGGCCTCGGCGGTCCCGGGGACCTCTACGTCGTTTCGGTGCTCCTCACGAGCGAGCGCACGGTCGTCGTCGAGCTCTCGAAGGAACCTCGAGCGGTGTCGTCGGTCGCAGACGGCGACGCGCTGAACCCGAACACGTGGTACGTCCAGACGCTCGATGGCCTGGGGAACGTCGACGGGTCGCTGCTCGTGCTCTCGGTGAAGCTGTACTCCGGGACGCGGTTCTTCGAGCTCTACACGCTCGACAAGTTCAGCTCGTACCTGATCACGCACCGTGTCGGCTCGAACACGATGGTCGACCCCGGTGGAGCGCTGATCGTCGCGCCCAAGTACGGCGACTTCCTTGGCTGCGTCGCGCAGGTGCAGTCCCTCGCCAACCGTGGCCTCGTCGACGTCGCCAATCCGCAGCTCGGCCGCGAAGAGGTCGGCGGAACGCTGATCGTCGGCAGTGACGGTGACTACGCGAACGAGAGCGGCGTCGCGCTCTATCGCAAGCTGGTGATCCGCCGCCTGCTCACCACTCCCGGCGACTGGTTCCACTACGACCCGTCGTACGGCGTCGGCGTCCGCTTGAAGGAGCCGTTCGTCACGAACGACCTGACGAAGCTCAAGGTCGACATCGAGAACCAACTCAAGCTCGAGCCGGAGTTCTCGGCCGTTCAGGTCACCGTGTCTCTCGCCGCGAATGGTGTCATGATCGTCACGGCGCAGGTTCAGATCGCCAAGACCAACGAGAAGCTTTCGATCCCAATCCAAGTTCCTACTTCGCTCGCGCAGCTGTGATCCAGGAGTACCATGAGCGACTTCCCTACATTCGATGAGCTCTTTCGCGTCGGCCGCGACGAGGCGCTGTCGCGCAATCCGGCGATCACGCGCGACGCCATCGAGCGTCAAGGCACGGACGCGAACGCTCTCGTAGCGGCTGGCGCAGCGAGCGCGGACGAGGTGATCGGCCAGTTGGCCACGGTCGAGAAGGCCGTCTATCTCGATTCGGCGCAGGCACGTCAGCTCGACCGGCTCGTCTTCGATCGGTACGGACTCCTTCGCAAGCCCGCAGCACCGAGCCGCGGCACGGTCGAGTTCACGCTTCCCGCGCCTTCGCCCGGTAGCTTCGCCATCCCGATCAACACGCGCCTGTCCACCAGCGACGGTCGCTTGTTCCTCACGTCGGCGAGCGCGACGTTTCCCATGGCGAGCTCGGGACCCATCTCGGTCTCGGTTCGCAGCGCCCTCGCCGGCATCTCGCAGCAAGCCAAGGTCGGGTCGATCACCAGCATCCTCGACACGGTCAGCGGCGCCCCGAGCGGCCTCACCGTGACGAACTCGCTGGCGACCGCGGGCGCGGACGACGAAGAGAAGGACGACTCGCTGCGCGATCGCGCTCGCCGCTTCTTCACCAACGCACGTCGCGGAACGGTCAGCGCGATCGAGCTCGCCGCGGTCGGCATTCCAGGCGTGCGAAAAGCGGCCGCCTTCGAAGTCGTCGACTCGCTCGGCAGGCCAGCCAAGGTCGTTCAGCTCGTGATCTCCGACGCGTTCACGGAGCAGCTCGTGGACGTGACGCCCGTCCCTCCCGCCTACGAGGCGCAGAGCCAAGTCCTCGCCGACACCGTGTTCCAGGGACTCTCCGACACGCGTCCCGCCGGCATCTACGTGCAGGTCACCGTCGCCGAAGTGATCCTCCAGGCCGTCATGCTCGGCCTGACGTTCGTCGCCGGCGTCAACGTCGATCAAGTCGCGCTTCAAGCTCGAGCGGCGATGGTCGCGTACATGAACAGCCTCAACCCGGGAGCACCGTTCGAGCGCGATACGGCGATCGAGCGGCTGCGGACGGTCGCGGGCTTGTTCATCTCTGGCAACGAGGTCCTCAGCCCTGCCGGCGACGTCCAGCCCGCACTGCTCCAAGTCCTCCGCACCACGCTCGGTCTCACGATCGTGACCACCCTTCAGCCCGATCGCGCCCTTCAGGGCTCGACGAACCCGGATGCGTGATGGCAGTCCCCTACGTCACCGACGTCACCCCGCCGTCCACGCTCGAGCTCAACGAGCCGTTCCTGTTCACGCTCTTCGACAGCGTGGACATCACGCGCGCGGTGATCACCATCTTCTATCCGGGCCTGCGCTTCGAGGAAGTCGTCTGGGCCGGGACCAACGTGGGCGGGCTCGCCGGATCGTTCACGCAGCCGTACTCGAGCCTGAGCTCGGCCATCCTCGCGACCGACGGTGGCGACTACGGAGCGCTGTTCACAGTGCTGCGATCGCCCGTCTGGCCTGATGCTCCAACCCTTCGCGTCTACGCTGTCGACGTGGACGGGGACGAGGTGTAGCCATGCCGTTCCAGTTCTCATGGACGCTCGCGTCCCCGCCGGTCTTCCCTGTTGCGGTTCCCACCGCAAGCATGATCCCCGTGTTCCCGCTCGCCGGAGCGCAGCTCCCGTGCAATGCGGTGATGTACGACTACGAGCACTTCCTGCGGCTGTTCGATCGCGTGATCCCGTACGAGTACCTCGAGCCGATGAAGCTCTCGGACATCGGCGGCTACGAGCTGTTCCGCGCGAACGCAGCGATCGGCGAGCGCGTTTCGCTGGCCGTGGAGCGCTTCGAGTGCGGGTCGTTCGCCATCTTCGCCGAGGGCGGCAACCGGGCCAGCGGCTTCGTTCAGTTCTGGCGCCCGACTGCGGCCGCTGGCGCGATCACCATCAAGGCTGGCACGGTCGTGCGCACCGCGGACGGTGGTCGCGACTTCGTCACGCTCCTCGACGTGTCGTTCGGCGCGCTCGACGTCGGCCCGATCGAGGCGGAAGTCCAGGCCGTCGCCGCTGGCTACGAGTGGAACGTTCGCGGCACCGTCGTCACCGAGAGCGGCATCGTGCTCGAGGGCGCGATCACCGACATCCCGCGGCTCGTCACCGATCCTCCCTACGGCGACATCACCATCTACGTCCGCCAGGTGCTCGACACGACCGGCGGGACAGCGCCCATGCTCGACGGGCTCGGCGAAGACAAGGGCCTCCCACGAGCGCCTGCCGAGCCCGACAATCAGTACCGTCTGCGCGTCCGATCGCTCCCCGACACGGTGAGCCCCGACGCGATCAACCGGAACGTGCGTGAGTACCTCGCGAACTACGGCGTCGGCTACGAGTACATCGAGACGTGGGAGATCCTCTATCAAACGTGCTGGGATGCGCCGAGCTCGAACGTGGGGACGCCGACGTACCAGGCCGTCCCGCCGACGAACCCCGACTACGACGAGAACCACTTCGCGTTCGACGACGAGCGTCCCGAGTCGGAGCTCAGGGACGTGTGGCTCGACGAACGCGAGTTCCGCGGCGCGTTCATCGTCGCTGTGGACCTGCTCACGATCAACGACGTGGGCCTGGCCTACGACGATCCCGGGATGCAGCCGTCCGACTTCAGGGACCCGGCGACAGGCTACGGTCGAGGAACGTCGTCGTTCGACATCCTCCCGAGCTACGATACGGCCCTCATCTACAGCTGCTTCTGGGACGGTTACGACGTGGCTCGAGCCGCGCTATTCTCCGGTCTGTACGAACTCCTTCAGCGCGTGAAACCCGCTGGAGTCGCCGCGATCATCGTAGAAGCGAGAGGAATCTGATCATGCCCGGTACCGACAACATCGTCATCAACGTCCGCGAACGCCCTCTCTCCACCGACATCAACGACCTCGAGTCGCTGGTCGGGCGGACGATCATGGATCAGCAACTCTATGGCCAGCGGTCGAAGCAGGTCGGCTCGATCGTCGAAGGAACCGTAAACACGGTGCTCGGCGGTCTCCAGGTTCAGCCGTCCGGCAACGACATCTCGGTCGCGGTCGGCGCGCTGCTCCAGAACTCGGCGACGCTGGCGCCTGTTCCCGGTCCGCTCGACTCGACGTACCGCGTCGGCGTCTTGCGCGCTCCCGTGGTGATCACGATGCCTGCTCCCGGCGTGACCACGTTCTACCTGCTCGAGTCGCAGGTGGCCGAGATCACCGCGGCGACCGTGAGCCGCGACGTCCTCGATCCCGGCACCGGCATCTTCGTGCCGACGATGGTCCCGAAGCAGAAGACCTTCAGCGTCCAGTTCCAGCTCGTCACCGGCGGAGCGGATGCACCTGCGCCGTCCGGCGGCGACTGGGTTCCGCACGCGATCGTGCGTCGTCCCGGTGGCGGAGGCCCCGTCGTCGCGTCCGACATCATCGATCTTCGGCGCATCGCCGACTTCGGCAATCAGAAGCCTCAGCTGCCGTCGACTCAGCTCGGCGTGCTCACGGCCAACGGCTCGACGAGCTCGCTGGAGATCTCCGTTCAAGCCGAAGGTGGGCTGGGACCGCGCGCGTACCGATCGTCGACCACGAAAGACGTGAGCGCGGCCGACGTGCTGTCGCCTGGGCTCGTGCTCGCGGCGAACACGAACTACTACCTCTACCTCGCGCCGTGGTCGCTGTTCAACATCAGCCCTCGCTACACGGACGGGAGCAACTGGTACGAGGGCGTGCTCGTGCTCTCGTCGGTCGCTCCCGATGCGCAGACCTTCCGCAACACCGGCGCGATCGCGCTTCCCGCGCCTTTCGGCGTGGTGACTGCGGCTGCGGGATCTGCGTATCTCGTCAGCGCGCTTCGCCGCAACGCGGGCAACACTGGATGGATCTTCCAGTGGTCCGCGGCGCAGGGACGGGAGATGAACCACGAGAGCATCCTCGCGGCGACGTACTCGCCTCCCGCTGATCCGCAAGACGTGAACTTTGCCACGTTCGTTCCGGCGCACGCTCGCTCTGTGAAGATCGTCATCGTCGTGGAGAACACACCGACCGACACCCCGGTCTCTCGCGCGATGCAGATCGAGACGGCTGGCGGATTCATCCTCCGCACGTTCTCGATCGACATGGCGGGATTCAACAGCTTCGAGACCGAGATCCCCATGAACGGCGCGCTCGGCACCACGCTTCGCTTCAACCTCATCGGTGGCGGCTATCCCGTCGGTTCGTCCGCGACGTTCTCGGTCGTCGGCTACGGCTGGTGATCAATGCCGCAAGCGCGCATCACCGTCAACGGAGTCCCGGGATCGAACATCGACCTCCCGATCGGCGTTCTCGTTCTGCTGAACAACCAGAACGTCGGCGGTGAGGTCACGTTCAAGTGGACCGTGGTCGATCAACCGGCCGGCCCAATCGACGCGCTCTCGTCCATCTCGATTCAGAATCCCACGATCACCATCCGCAAGGAGGGGACGTACAAGCTTCTGCTGATCGTGAACGAGGGCCTGCCGAGCGAGGTCCGCGACGAGGTGGTGATCGCCGTCCTCCAGCTGAAGACCCGCACGCGTGTCCCAGCGGTTTCGGAGACGATTCAGGCGAGCTCGGTGTACGGCTGGGCTGGCTCGGCGCCGTCGCTCCCTGGAGCCAACCCGACGCTCCAGCGGCTCGATGCGGCGATCGCCGACCCCGACTTCGTGGTCGCACAGATCAGCGGCGCGCCTGCGGCGACAAGCGTGGTGCGCATGAGCTCCGCGGCGACGATCAAGGCCGGCCTCCCCGGAGCCGAGGTCGTTCCTGTTCTTGCGCCAGCGCTGGCCACGAGCGTGCTCGTGCTGACCGAGCCCCTCGGTGTGCTCGTCAGCGCGGTCGACGGCGGAGCTCTGTCGGCCGGCAAGCTGGCGAACGTCCGCAAGAGCGGCCTGATCACGAACGTCGCGCTCGTCGGCGCCGTCGTCAACGATCTGGTCTACGTCAGCGACACGGGCGCGCTCTCGCTCACCGCGGGAACGAACTCGAGGCGCGTCGGCTACGTGCTCACGACGACGGGCGCAGTCGCCGACGTCTGGTTCGATGGGCGCATCCCCTTCTCGGCCTCGAGCGGTGTCTCATGGCCGTTGCTCGCGCCCGACGGCTCCGCGGCTGCGCCATCGTACGCGTTCGCCACGGTCCCCGGGACTGGGCTCTACTACAACTCTGGTTCCCTCAGCGTCTCAGTGACAGGCGCGGAACGCTGGCGCTTCGGCACCGACAGCATCACCGCGATCACTTCGGCCTCACGAATCACCAACATCACGACCAACGGCAGCCTGCACATCGGCGGGCGCATCACGACCGCGGCTGGCTCCTCGATCACACTCGGGCAGCATTCGGCTGTTCCGTTCGCTGGCGCGTCGGTCGCACAGGTCGGCGTCGAGCTGCTCCCCACGGTGAACCAGACAGGCACGTCGAGCTTCAGCGCATTGAAGCTCAGCGTCACCGAGACGGCGGTCGGCTCAGGCACCCAGCGGCTGATCGAGGCAAACATCGGCGGCACGACGCACTTCAGCGTCTCGGCCGGCGCGAACCCAGGGCGGGTGAGCGCCCATGTGGGAACCGCAGCCCTTCCGGGCTTCGTGTTCAACGGGTCTGCGGGGACCGGCTTCTGGTCGAACGTCGGCGTGGATCTGCGCTTCAGCATCGGTGGCGCGCAGACGCACGTCTTCTCGGCGACAACCCTCTCCCTCGCACCGGGAACGGGCAACTCCTACACCCAGCAGTTCGTCACCACCAACAATCGGCACATCATCACCGGCCGCGTGGATCAGACGTCGAGCACGCTGCCGAGCGTGCAAATCGACCAAGCGCTTCCGTTCATTGGCGCGTCGGTTTCGCAGCGGCAGCTGAAGATCGAATCGACGATCAACCAGACGCTCACGAGCGCGTTCACCTCGTTGGAGATCAACCAGATCCAGACGGCGCTCGGCAGCGGTGCGCAGCGCTTCATCTCCTCGACTGTCTCGGGCACCGAGATCTTCGCCGTCACCAGCGACACTACGATGCCTGGGCAGGTTCTTGCGGCACAGGGCTCTGCAGCGCGCCCCACGTATAGCTTCGCCGCCTCCCCTACAACCGGCCTTTACTGGAACGGCGGATTCCAGGTCCTCCTCAGCTTTGCCGGGTCTTCGCGCCTCAGTCTCGGCGGCGCATCTACCTCGTGGGGCATCAGCGCGACGACGACGAACACGTCTGTGACCGTGGGCGGCAACGTCAGCACCTCGACGATTCCGCAGATCATCGTCGGCGGTCCTACGATGACGGGCGCGTCGGCCGCGCAGGTCGGTCTGAGCTACACCCAGACCCTCAACCAGAGCGGCACCAGCGGGTTCTTGCAGCTCGTGCTCGCGCAGACGCAGACCGCCATCGGGTCCGGCACGCACCGCTTCATCGACGCGTCGATCGGCGGCACGACCCACTTCGCGATCAGCTCCGGGCCCACTCCTGGGCGCATCCACGCAAACGTCGGTGCCGTGGCGACTCCGAGCTACTCCTTCCTCGGCGCGGAAGGCGCGGGGATGTGGTGGACTGGAAGCGCGATCGAATGGAGCATCTCAGGCGCGACGCGCCTGCGCTTCACCACGGCCGAGATTCAGTTCACGAGCGGTGGCTCGAGCGCCCTCTCGAACGTGACTACGAACACGTTGCTCGGCATCGAAGGCCGCATCTCGACTTCGAACAGCGTCACCAGCCTCCAGATCCGCAACGGCGTGAACTTCACTGGATCGTCAGGCATCCAGCGCGGTGTTTCGATCGACTACACGCTGAACCAAACGTCCACGGCTGGGTTCATCGCGCAGCAGATCAGGCTCACTCACACGGCGATCGGCTCGGGCCTGCAAAAGTTCCAGAGCTTCGAGATCGGCGGCACCGAGCACTTCTACGTCACGTCTGGCGCGGACCCCGGTCGCGTGGCAGCGCATGTCGGCGCGGTCGGGACGCCGTCGTTCACGTTCGTCGGCGACGAGAACACGGGCATCTATTCCTCGGCGGCGGACGTTGTCTCTGTCGCGGTGGGCGGCCTCGTCGCTGCTCAGTTCTCTCAGTACGTCGCCACGTTCCCCAACGGCTTCAACTCTGCGACACCGGGGATCACGTTCAACGGCGACACCGACACGGGCCTGTACTTGCGCGCTGTCGGCGAGCTCGGCTTCTCGGCAGCGAACAACGGACGCATGTACCTCGGCTCGGCTGGGCTCATGCCCGAGGTGGACAACACGTACGCGCTCGGCAAGGCATCGGAGCGATGGTCGGACGTGTTCGCCGTGCAGACGACGATCGGCGATCTCGTGATGCGCGACCCGCACACGCGCGGGAAGACTGTGGACCAGATCGCGCACTGGAAGCTGATCGAAGGAGTGGACGGGATCACCGCGTACAACGTCCGCACGGGCAAGAAGTACCAGATCGTCATGGACAGCGCGCCGATGACCGAGCACGACATGAAGCTCGTTCAGGCTGAGCGCGAAAGGTGGGCGCAGTGAGCACGAAACGCAGGACATTCGTGATCGCAGTTCAGACGACGAACGCGACACCGTCGTCGTCCGTGATCGCGACGCCTCTGACGAATACGCTGATCTACGCCGAAGTCACGATGATCGCGCGCGATTCCGCAGGCGCGAACTTCGCCAAGTACAACCGAACGATGCTCGCGCATCGCGCAGGTGGCGGGGCCACGTCTGATCAGATGAGCGTGGTCGGCACGGACTTTGAGTCGTCGGCCGGTCTTGATGGTACGCTCGCGGTGTCCGGCAACGACATCGTCGCGCAGGTGACCGGCCTCGCGGCGACGACGATTGACTGGATCATCACCGGGTACTACATCACCGTTCCCTAGCACGGAAAAGAGGCAAGACATGGCAAGCAAAGAGATCAAGCTCGACGAACTCTCCCACGTGAAGCTCCAGCTCGCGCACGAACGACTCCAGCACGCGACCAACGTGCTCGCGGTGCGCCAGGAGGCGTTCAACACGCTCGTCGCCGAGCTTCGCTCCAAGATCGAGGTGAACGGCGTCAAGTTCATCGACATGAAGCTCGACGGCACGGTGATCGTGGACTGGCCCGAGACGAAGGAGCTCAAGGTCGCCGAGCCGCTCGTCGTCGCGGCGGAGCAGCACGTCCCCGAGCAGCCGACGACCGTCGAAGCGCCCTCCATCATCTACGATCGGAAGACCGCGTGATCCTCGACTGGCGAGCGCTCCAGGCTGATCCTCCTCCGGCGTGGAAGCGCTCGCCAGGCAAGTCGCCTCGAGCGAAGATCGTTGGCGGCAAAGTCGTCCGCCGTGATCTCGCGCTGGTGACGTCGGTGATGCTCCATCAGACCGACTGCGTCTATGGCGTGTCGAAGAGCCAGATCATTCAGGCCGGCGGAGACCCAGTCCTCGCGCGCAACCGACGGCTCCAAGGCATTCCTGCTCATCTCGTCGCAGCTCGAGACGGGACCGCGATCCTCAACGCGCCTGCGTCCTGGTACCTGTATCACGGGAACGCGGCGAACGACTTCTCGCTCGGGGTCGAAGTCGAAGGGTCGTACGACGG